CACTGTCAATGCGTGCCCGCTGGGGTTGCCACTCGTCAGACCTATCCACTCGCCACGGACATCGTAACATCCGGCAATGGTCTCAGTCATCAAACCCCGCACCACTGTGAGTTGCTCTTCTGTGTATCCAGACATCTCACAGATCATGATCAGTATCTGAAAGGCTGCTTTTGTTAAAGCAATCTCCATCTTCTGATCATATCCTTCATAGTCGCCAGCAATAATTCTGTCTTCACCAAATTTGCTGATGTGTTTGGCAATGTGCGTCCACTGCTTCCCAAAGCAGTTTGTGCCCACGGCCATTTCGAACATGAAGGGGTGCTGCTGCATATACATTGAAAGAGGCAGAAAGTACTTTCTCATAAGATACAGATAAGGCAGAGGTGATCCTAAGAACACCCTTACCTTCTGCTTCCCAATCTTGACTGCTTCATCTTTCAAGTTGCAGCGGTGTGGTGCGTAAACACGGTAGCCACCTCTCAAAGTGGTTTCCATGTCACGTATAGACGCCAATATCTCTGGCGTGAAATCATGTGGCTCCAATATGTTCTCAACAGGTTCCAGTGGCACCATGAACTCCTTCTTTGGTCTAGTCCAAGGTATACCAGCACTTGTGGTCTTCTTCATTGGGTCACAGCCCTTCACACCGTTGACGCCGTTTATTGTCGACAAATGGTCTAATGGCGATATCCTGGCTTTAAGCTCCTCTGGATCCATCTCCATCTTGAGCTTCGCAGCCAAATCTTTCACTGCCATGTCGACCAAATCTGCCGGCACTTTCGACGGCTTTGACGTCTTGGTCAACCACATATTCCACGGTATGTAGTTGCCAATGTTGCGTGGCGCTTCGTGCAGTCGCTTCATTCCATACTGCACCTCCAATGGCTTGGAGAAATCAGTCGGCCTGACACTGCTCCTCAAATGCCTCCCAGGGCATGTTGATGCACCTAGTACATCAAACTCCCCTTCCACATGGGACGATGTCGCTTGTGGTTTTTGG